CCTACATCTCCTGCATCATCATTGTATAGTTCTACAAAGTTAGCTTCTACTTTTGTAAACGCTGCAAATAGAGTATCCCCATTTCCTGCATCTTGCGCTCCTATTGTTATTGGTTGTCTTGCCATATCTTAAATTTGTGTTTGGTCTGTTCTATAAGTTGTGGTATCTGTTGTTAAAGGTGTACCTGAAATATTTGTTAAATCAACTGTTAAAGCAAATGTTCCCCAACAAGCAGGTGCAGATATATCAGGAACAGCATTAGTAGACCAAGCAGTATCTGCTCCCCATCCACTATTGTCTATCATATCACAATATATCTTACCCCAATTTATGTTATTTGCCATATTTAATACAATTACTTTTTTTGGTTTTTGTTATATAAGCTAAATACTGTTTTAACTTATTTACATTCTCTTGTTTTGGTTTATATCTTACAGTACCCATCCTTCAAAACTTGCATCTTTATCAGGATATACATCATCATTACTATTTGTGTAGTATTCAGGAAACTTTGAACTTGCCTCAAAACTCATATAGTTAATGAATCTATCAGTATAATACTGTGCTACGTTTCTTTCTTTTTCTATTAAGAAATCTACTTCGTTTTTTTCTACGTTTGTAGCATTCTCTGAACCGTGCTTAAATATGCCTTTATTTGCTATTGTATAAGCTGCAAAGGGTAAGTACTCAACTAATGCCCAATGTATCAGCATCGGCTTTATATGGTCGTTTACAAGCGTTAAATAATCTCCTGTTAAACTACTTGCTACAATATCAGCTTGTATCTTGTTATAAAGGTCAGTTCCTAAATAGTTTTGAATATGTATATCTTGTGCTATTTTAATATACTGTAAAAACTTGTCAGTATCTACATTTCCGTTGACAGAACTAAACTTTACTAAATCTTTTCTTGTTATGAATAATGCGTCTGCCATTTCTATCTATTTTTAAATCCTTTATTAGGCATATCAATAGGTCGTTTAGCAACCTTTGGGTCATTAACTTCAGGAGTAAACCCTTCTTTCTTTGCCTTGTTTACGCTTATTTCTGCATTTGGGTTTGTAGCATCAGGTTTTACATCAACTGCCATATACGTTTTACGCATCCAAAAATGGTGACACGCTGCTCCACCTTTGTAAAGCCATATATCGTAGGTAGCTGCTCCATTTTCTCCAAATCCTGCATTTACTGCTCTTTGACTCATTTGCATTATATCCTCTTTACGATAGATTTTTTTAGCACCAACCATTAGTTTGCAAAATTCTCTTGAATTAGATTGTGTAGCTAACGGTGCATACTGATAACGTACCTTAAACTTCATATCATCTACTTCTCCATCTTGCTCACTTGTAGCATTAGGTCTTGCAGTTCCTGTAGAAGCTAAACCAATCATTTTATCTAATGCCTCTTCTTGTTCGTAGTCAACTTCTCTTTCGTCTACTAATACCCAATTCTCTAAATCTTCTTCTTCTCCAAATTCGTCAAGTAAGTCAAACATTTTATTGTCATCAAACTCTGCAGATAATGTTAATTCATTTTTTACTCCTGTTTCTTCTTCTCTTGCTTCGTCTGTTATTGCGTTGTCTGTTTCTATAAACGCTAAAGGTTGTAAAGTCTTAAAGTATAGTTTAAGTGAAATACCATTAACCGCCAAAATATCGTCCATACAGTCCGTTAATAGATCTTGGTATGGTTTTATAGTAATATTGTCAAAAAGTAGTGCAGCAGTCTTTATTTCATCTGCATTAGACCCTAAACCGTTGTTTTCTGTTCTAATTCCTAAAAGTAATGGACTTGTTACCCTGTGTGCTACTATTAGTTTAGCTGAACACTCGTTAGATAAATACTCATAGTGTTGAGGTGCATCATTTAACGGAATATCGTCTACCGTTGTTTTAGATTCAGCGTTGTTGTTAAAGGCTATAATTACTTTTTCGCCTCTTGCTCCTGTAAGTTTACGCATCACATCAGACTTAATCTGCATTTGCTTTTCTCTATCAGGAACACCGTTATTAAAGTTGACTACCTTCGTGCCACTAAAGCCGTTTTGTACATCGTTAATTAAGTAGTCTGCTACTTCGCTTTCTAATTCAGCGTAAGCTAATCCACCTTGATAATCTACAGGACAATAGTAATCATATCCACTAACGTATTTCTTTACTATTTTAATTTCAGGTTCGTTACCGTTACCAAAACCAAAAGCAGCTATACGTTGAGGTTTATCACTACGCTTTACTTTTGCCCAATCGTGATGATAGTAGTATGCTTCTATTTGTCCATCTTCGTTACATTTTTCTGCTCGTAGTGTTTGTCTTGGAAAGTGTTCTGCTTTTACTACTTCTCCTTTTTGATATAACACTTGAAAAGAACCCTCTCCTAATAGTTTTAAATCAAGTACTACTTTTCTTAAACAAGAGTCAGAAAATATAGAACGCATAGCAGCGTACTCATCAGGTTTTTTGCTACTATCTAAGGCATCAAGACCTTTTCCATAAATCATATTACTAATACCATTTATAATAGAATGGTTTGTAGTTGAATTAGTGTAAAGGTCTATCAGATAAGAATAGTAGTCGTTGTCATCTCCATACTCAACCCAATCTCTGTTTTTATCTTCAGATATTTTAGGTCTATTGTAAGATGCTAAATTAACTATGTGTAAATTATCCATTAGAATGTAATAAATTCGTTATCTGTATCGTTAGAAATAAAAGCACCACTATTGATAGTGTAATCTGTTAAATCAGCTTGATTAGTACAAAAGATTTTATCCTTGTGTATTACTTCACTACCTTCTTTAATCGTTAACGTATAAGTTTCGTCTTGTTTTAAATTAAACACCGCATTGTAAGTATTGTAATACAGTTGTTCTGCTATAGATGTAGTATCTACGTTGTGTACTTCTGTATTTGTGGTTTCATTTACTATTGTAACATTGTAACTATCTCCACTTGTGAACTTTCGTGGTATTAAATTAATAGTTTGTGCTGATGCACTTTCTTCTAATACAATCATATTTATACAATAAAAAAACTTTGAATTTGTTATAATAAAAAAGGGCAGCATATAGCCACCCTCTTCAATCAAATGAAACTCGGTTTAAGAGTTTGTTCCTTCTGTAACTGTTACTGTAGAAGTAAGTCCTGCAAATGGATCTGCAGATGTTGCACCCTCTAAAAAGTTAGCAGGTTGTAATTCAGATGCTGCAAGAGTCAAAGTGTAACCACTTAAATCTCCCATAGCTGCTCCTGTAGAAATTGTGCCTCCTGTTACTTCAGCACCGTGTTCTGCTCCCATAACAAAAGCATTACCGTTATAATCTTCTACAACTACGTGTGGTCTACCAAATGCTAATAGCTTTAATTCTTTGTTATCTTCTTTAGTCAGCTTTTTAAGCGTAAGGTTTAAAGTTTGCTCAAAGAAAGTCGTTCCGTTTTCACGGCTTGAAGTAATAGCTTGTTCAAAGCTACTATTTCCTTTTAGTTCATATTTGTATGCGGTAACTGCACCCAAGTCATCAATTACATCAGTATCAGTTGTATCATAAGCAATAGTTATATCTCCAAAATCAATGAAGTAGACTGCCTTAATACCACCTACTACATCTTTGCAGGGTTCCTTTCTACCGCGTGTTAAATCACAAGCCATAAGTTTTATATATTAAAAAAGGGTGAGCAGGAATATACCTTACCCACCCTCTTTAGTTAGTTATTCTTTTTATTAGTCGTTAGCAGAGTTAGTGATACCGTAAGTTACGATGTCATCAACAATACCATACTGTACACCTGCGGTAAATCTCATTACAACTCTTACGTTTTGAGAACCATCAATGTCAGCCATATCAATAACTTTTACTTCGTTGTGGTCAGATAATAGACCTGTACCGAAGTAGATGTTTGATTTTTCAGCAGCAATAGCTTGGTTAGAACCTAATCCGTTAGCAACAAAGATTTTGATACCATCAAAAGTCAAGGCTCCGTTGTTAAACCATTGTGTTCCCATAGAATTTGTACCTGCAGCACCTACTCCATCAGCAGCAAATCCGCCTAATGCTCTTACGTATGCTCTTGCTACGTTCTGAGAAATATAGATTGATAAATCTTCACTTCCGTATAGAGTAGAAGGAACTGCATCAGCAATCTTTCCTAACTCTGTGATTACGTTAGAGGCAGTTACTGTAGTCCCTGCAACTTCGTTTCCTGTTGGTAGGTTAGCATCAGCAGTAAGTAAAGTCATAAGACCATCAAACTGTCCGCTTGTAGCTGTTGAACCTGCCCAAATAGAAGTTTCTGTTCTCTGTGCTACTTTAGCAGCAACGTGAGAAATTAAGAAATCACTAAAAGATGAAGGTAGTGTATCGTGTGCTGAATATCCCATAGAGATAGCTTCCCAATCATCTTGGAAATCTTTCTTACATAATTGTAAGTTTACTTGTTGGAATTCAGGAGTCAAAGTTCTTTCGTCTAACGTCAAAGTACTTGTCGCTGTGAAATCACAAGAAGCATCTTTTACGATGTCATCAGTAGAGATAGTTTTAATTACCTCTTGGAATTTAATGTTAGGTTTAACAGTAATCCCTCCGTTTTCAATAGTGTTAGCACTCAATAAAGCAGCAGAAATATACTGTCCTGCAAATTCTCCATTATAAGCAACACTTGCGTTTTGAGTTGTTGTTGTTGGCATTTTTAATTATTTATTTATTTATTTTTTAATGTTTGCAATTCTTTGCATTACCTTATCTGCAGTAGTCATATTTCTTTTCTGTGCAAATAGGTTTAAATTCTTTTTAGTTTCAGCTTCAGGATTGTGAGTTACTTTAGCAACAGGCTCTTCTGCTGATAGTTCAACCTCTTCCTTAACTTCTTCTTCAGAAACTTCTTCGCTCATTTCTTCTTTAGGCTCAATCATAGATTTGATTTCTTCAATCATTTCTCTAACCTCTGCTAAATCTTGTTTTGTTGCGTATGCCATTTCTTCTTCTTCTGCAGCTTCTACTTCTTCAGATGCTTCCGCTTCCTCAATTTCTTCTGCTGCTCCTATAGATGCAATAATACCTTCTTCTTCTACTTTTAGCATTTCGCCATCTTCCAAAGAGTATTCGCCTACAGGTAGTGCTACTTTTTCGTCATCTGTTACTATGAACACTTCACTTCCTGCAGCGAAATTTTCACTTTCAATAACAGTTCCGTTTTCCAAAGTAGCTTGTGCTAATTTTACTTCTTGAGTTTCTTCATTTAGTTCCACTCCAAGAACTTCTTTTACTTTGTTTAACATATCTGTCGCTTTCATATAAATTGAATATAATTATACAATAAGTTATTAATTACTTTGTTATATTTTTACTCTGTCCCTGTAATGTTTCCTATGCCTTGTGCTTGAAAGCTACCATCACAGCATTTTCTTGAATAGGTTTTACCATCTTTACACAAACATCCTCTTCTGTCGTTTTGTGGACTTGGATTTCTATCTTTGTTTTCTCTTCTCATTAGCTTAGTGATGCGTTTTGTGTACGTTGTATAAAATATATTACATCCCAAATTTCAGCAGTTCCACCGTGTGCTTGGATTCTAATCTCAACGCCATTTTGCACAAAGTTTGCATCGGTATAGTATTGGAATATTTCGTGTTCGTTTTGAATGGTGTCATTTCCTTTATAAAATGCAATCACTTTATTTATTCTTTCTATCTCTCCATCCCCTACAAATCTTAAATCTAAATGAGTTTGATTTGCATTAGGCGCTCTCATTTTAAAAACAACGGTAGTAATATAAGTGTCGTTAGCATTTAATCCAAGTATCTTTTTGGTTGCACTATTGTAAAAATCATTAGTGCCACTCTTAATTACATTTCCTGCGTTGTTTGGCATTACAACCTCAACTCCATCTGCTAAATCTAACGTATCATCTTCTCCTACATATTCGGTATCATCATATCTTGCCCAACCTAAACTGTTTACACCTCCGTGTGGATATACAATTACGTTTTGCCCATTATGACCCATATATAAGGCATCAGAAGTACGCAACATCGCACCATTCTCTATATTGACGTTATCAACTACAGGTTGGTTTACATCTTCAACGTGAACTCTATAAGCTGTGTTTTTACTCATTTGATTGGAACGCAATTAGGTACTCTTCTACCGTTTTTTATTTTAAACCCTATCATCTCATATCCTTCATAACAGGGCTCTTTAAGAGATGCTTCTAATAAGTCAAGTTCTTTTAGTTTTGAACCTGCCCAGCGTAAACCTGCTTTACCTCCCCACAATAAGTAAGATATAGTTCCACACGCTTCTGAATTACCTTCATCATAATACTCTTCTGCACGTGATAGGTAAGAAAACATTCTTTTGATTGTCTCAACAGTAACCGCTTCTTTCTTTGCTAATTGTTGCGCTCTTACTTTACCTACTTGAGTAGCACACTTGTTGTTTACTTTTTCGTTTAGTTCAATACCTCTTTTAGCGTTGTTAGAAACTGCATCAGGATAGTCAGCATAAGATTCAAGTTGTTCGCCCTTTAACATTTGTCTCAACTCTTCTACTAACTCTTGTGCTTCCTCTTCTAAATCGTCTTTTATTGTTTTGTCTTTAGGTCTTTCTGCTTTGTCAGCAAAGTAACCTTCTATAGAGAACCCTTTTACTTTTCCTGTTTTAACGTAGTCATTCCAAACCTCATCGTTGAGTACTTTCATAGATACCATCCACGTACCAACAGGAACTTCCATATCGTAGTGTCTTGTCTTATCCTTTTCGCTTTCTACAATCCAAGATTCAACAACACTTAATCCTGTTAATGGAACTTGATGCTCTAATGTTGAGTTGTTTTGGTTTCCGTTTATAAAGAATAATTCACTTGCTTTGCGAACTGTATCACGTGAGAAGTAAATGTAATATTCGTTGTCATCGTTTCTTCTGTAAATAGGTTTGTTAGGTATTAAAGCTGCACCCATTAAGATACGCTTTTCTTTGTCTACCTCTGCAAGTTTAAACTCTTGGTTTTTAAGTGCTATAAAATCTTCTTCTATTGCAGGAGATTCAACAACTGAAATAGCTTCAATTCCAATAGCATCTTCTTCATCTATAAATAGTTCTACTATATCCATACTAATACAATAATATTTTTTAAAATTTGTTACCCTATTGAAGCACCTTCTGTTATTTTTCTATCAAGTGCTTGTTGGTTTGTTACATCGTCTCCTACAACGTATGCTTTAACAGGTCTTTCTTCTCTTTCTCCTAATGTTTGCGCTAATTGGTTTTCAGGTGCTGCTCCTACTATATTAAAACTTGGAGGTTGTGCGCCTCTGCCTCCACTTGGTATTGATGGAGCAGGTACAGGTTCTCCTGTAGCTTGTATTGCTTTTATATTTGCTAAACCTGCTGCAACTGCTGCTGCTGCTGCAACACCTCCCAAGGCAGGACCAACTATAGGAATACCTGCTAATGATGCATAGGCTGATGTAGCACCTTTATATGTTTCTATTGTTGTTTGACCTATAGCTGCCGCTTTTCCTGCTTTACTTTCTTCACCAAATATACTTGCTAAATTACCTAAAGTATTAGATGCTAAATCTACTTTTGCCTCGTTAGATAATTTTGTTATTTCTTCATCTTCTTTTGCAAGTTGATTTCTATTTGTTAATAATTCTCCTGTTATTTTTTTATCTGTTTCTAATTCTTTTACACCAACAGCTTCAATTTCATTTACAGTTTCTACTTTTTCCCTTTTTACATCATTAACCTTTGATTCTCTAATTCTTTTTTGTTCGGCTGCCTCTAAAGCAAGTAATTCTGTTTCTTTTGCAAAAATAGCTTCTTTGTCATCATTTGCTAATCTTAATAATCTTAATTCTTCCTCTAATAACCTTTTCTTTAAATCAAATATTTTTTTAGCAGATTTACCACTTGCTTCAGCTATTGCTATTTCTCTTTGTATTTCAGATATTACACCTTCTGTTGTTTCTTTTGTTTTAATAGCTGCACGTTCTGCTTCATCAGGTAATATTCCTAAAAACTCTAATACAGGTCTTGCAGCATCAAATAAATTATTAAATGTATCTTTAACAAAATTTATAGCATCACCAACAAAAGGAACATTTTTAGCAAATCTTTTTACTGCTACAGTTATTTTATCCCAATTTGTTACAATAGCTGTTAATGCTATAACAAATGCACCTACACCCGTTGCAACTATAGCAGTTCTTGTTGTAGAACCAAATAATTTAGCTGCTATACCACTCTTTTTAGCAGCTTGCGCTACCTGACTAAATCCTTCTGAAACATCTTTAATTCCTAAACCAACTGCTATAGCTGATGCTGCTTTTTCTTCAAATTCTCCAAATGCTTCAGATTCAACACCTAAAGTTCCAAGTGTGCCTACTGCAGAAGCAAGAGAACCTGCAAATATTTTAGCTGCTCCATCTGCAGCTGTAAGTTTGTCATCTAAATTAAAACCCTCAATCTCATTATTAATTTTTTCTATTTCCTTATTTAGTATTTGAGATTTTGCAGCAGCTTCCTTAAAAGCATCTGAATTTCTATCAAGTGTTTTTAGTTCTTGATTTACATCTTCAAGTTGTTGCTCTAATTGACCAAGTGATTGTGAATTAACATCAATGTCTATTACCTTCTTTATTGCCATTGTCTAAATTGTTTGTATGCTTCCTTAATTGATTCAGGATATTTATTTTTACCTAAAGCTATATCTATGTGTTGTCCTTTCCATTTCTCGCTTCTTGCGAACTCTAATAAATCTAACATATTTTGTATCATCCTGATGTGCTTTTAAAATCCCCTGAATTTCCGAATACTCCTTGTATATATGGTTGCTGTTCTGTGAATGTTCCACCTACTATAAATGTTGTTAGTTGATTGAAGCCATTTACAGCGTACATTATTTGAGCATCGCTAACATCTACCATTTGATATATCATCGTACCTGTAGAATCATAATATTCAAAGGTGTGTGATATTGAGTATAATGTTTCTATTTGTGGGTTAGCTACACTTGTAAACCATTCTACAATCTTTTTAGCATCTTGTAAGGTATAGGCTTCTGCAGTGAGTTGTGGTCTAATTTCTTGACCTGATAGACCTGCTACAAGAGGATGGTCTGAGTTAGTTGTGAAACTTTGATTTTGTAAGAAGTATGCCCAATTATTTATAGTATGGTAATCAGAGAAGTATTCACCTGTTGTATTTCTAAATTGACTAACAGGTGCTGCTACTGTTGAAGCTGTAAATACTTCTGATATTGCAGTTGCTTCTGCGTGTGCAGGGTCTGTATTTGTTCTTGCATAGAATCTCCAATAGTATGTTTGAGGATGTGTCAATCCTGACTTTTCGTAGTTTACTATTTTAGGAACTGCAAAGTTTGGATTAAGTGGTGTGTAAGGTACAAAATAAACATTCCCTGTATTAAATAACTGTATAACGTCATCTGATGAACTTATATCTGACAATGAAGTAGAATATACAAATCCGTATTCATCTACCTGCGGTGTGTCTCCTAATTTACCTAATTCAGTTATTTGATGGTTAAAGAAAACGGATGTTGTAGTAGGTGCGGTTACTGTATATTCTGCAATAACAGGAGGTGTAACTTCTAAAGGTGTTTCATCGTAAACAGGTTCAGGGTCATTAGGAGGATTAGGGTCATCTAATGTAAGGTCAGGTATTACAAAGTCAGTTTCACATCCTGCATCTACTGTGAGTATGTTATTATCTGTTTGAGTTTTTGAGGTATCTACTGTTAAACAGTTTTGTGCAACGTATTTAATTGTCTTATAAGTAACCTCTTCAAATATATTTGTAAGTTCTAATGTACTTAAATTAGTTTCAAAGTTTGTAGTGATTTTATTGATTCTATATATATCGTCAAATACAATTATCTTATCAGCTAAATTTAACTTAACTAAAAGTTCTAATGGTAAATACGCTTTTACAGTAGTCAATCTTTTGCGTTTGTCAAACATATCCTCAACATAACCTTTGTAGTATGTTTTAAATAATGTAGTTTGATTTACCTGTCTTGAATACTCTTCATACTCTGCATTAAAGTTCAGCGTTTGATAAAAACTTGTACCAAATACATTTAATATACCTGTTGAATTTGAAGGCATATAAACACCGCTTACAGCAGTAGCATTAGCACTACCATCAAGATTAATTACCCTAACAGATGACAGAGATGTATTTGCGTAAAATATTAATGGCTCACCTAAATAAGGTGCTTGTTTTTCGTCAACCGAATAACCATATTGTATTCCGCTATCTGTTTTCTTTTCATCTCCATCAGCAGTTGTTGTTGTTTGTATTACACCTGCATCAGTAGTATATAAATGCTCGTACTTAAAATGCTCAAAAGGTAATTCTACTGTGTAGTTTTTACCATCGTATTTTTCTTGCATCTTGTATTCTAATGAACCCCAATCTTTGTTAGATAGTTCTTTGTGATTGTTTGCTAAAAAACTACCTGTGCTTTTGTATTTAAAACTAATATCTTTAAAAGGTAAAATACTATTTACTGTTGTTTCCTTTTTGTCAAGGTCTTTTGTTATATCCCAAACTTTTGTACTTGCGGCAAAGAAATCATCTAACGGTTGTATTACAATAGTTCCGCTTTCGTTTTGATAAGCAGTAAGATTAAACATTTTAAATAGTCCTGTAATGAAATCTATTACTTTCATATCAGGAATTATTGTAGTTATGTTTACATCTTTGTCAGTAGCAAAAGAAGCAGTAGCATCTTTAACTGTTATAGTTTTGTTTCCACTAAATATACCTCTAACTTTTGAATCAACACTAAAGTCCACATCGTAATCAGATACTACATCGGTTTCTATAAAGAATGTATAAGTACCATTAGGCAACTCAATATCTTCATTTTTAAAATCTGCTATTCCGTTTGTGGTTATTCCTGTAAGGTTGTCAAATCTTTGAAACTCTTCTCCATCTTGTTTTATAACTAAATTGTAAGAAGCAGTTGAACTTGGTCTAACATTTACCCTTAATACCCTTTCCTCATTCTCTTCGTTGTATGAGTTAACAAACGTTTTATTAGTTACACCCTGTATTTGTGCTACATCTCCTACAACATTGTTAAATCCTGTTATTTGATACTGTGCGTCTTGGTCTTGGAATAAACCTCCTTCTTTATTATGTAACCACATATAAAGTTTATAGAAGTTTAAATTAGTGCTGTTAAAGAAGTCGCTACTAAATTGTAAATTATATCCTACTTGATTTTCTATTGCTTTAACAATAGCGTATAATCTAATTGCAGGTTTTAATTGACTCAAAGGAACACCGTGATTGTTTGTTGCTCCTGCTAATGGATGTACATTGTAAATATTATTTGTAGCATCGTTTGCATTACTCACATCAAATAGCAACCTACCTGTATGTGTGATTAAAGGAAAAATAATAGCATCTTCAATAGTGCCTCCAAAGAAATTAACATCCTTACCATTTGCCATATAGGTAATAATGTTAGTATCGTTGTACTCAAAGTCAAATAAACTTAATTGTGCAAGGTTGCTTAATTTATCTTCACCTAATATATCTTTCAGGTTTATCGTATTACCAAAGAATGTTAGCTTGTATGTATGTGGCTCGTTGTTTTTTAACTGTACACCTTCAAACTTTATTCTACCCTCTTTAAATGGTTTATGGTTTAGTAGTAGTTCAGCTTCTTTCTTTTTTCGTGCATCGTAGGACTCAAACTCACCTGACTTTGTATTAAAGGTGCGTATATGAAAATTATAAAAGTGCTTAAATATTTTATTGTTAGCTTTTGAGGCAGGAACATTAAAGGTTCTTGTAAAATCTGTAAATACTTTAGATATATCTTTAATATCCTGTATTGATTGAGTAAGTGTTATACTCTCATCCTTATACAGTTCTACCTCTTTACCCTCTATATATAATTGTAGCTGTAACATTAACGTACATTGTTTATTCTGTCAAACGCAAATTCAAAGTTAACGGTGTAGTTTATTAGTTTGTCATTTAGTACTGTTTTATATTGTAATGATTTAGATGCAGGTATTATGGGTAATGTTTTACCCTCGTATCTTATCCACACATTTTCGCTAAAGAATAGTTCTTCAATAGTTTGATTCATATCCTCTTTAACAAATCCTGTGTTCATAGACAAACTTGTTTGTGAGTTTACATTATACCTTTGACGCTGCCCTTCGTATGTTTGATACGTTGAGGTTGCGTTTGCTATTGTGTTACGTTTAAAAGTTTCATCTGTTACATTAGTTGTTTCTGATGTTCTCTTAAAGAAGTACAAATCTTGAAACGCTCCATATTTGTTTGCAAACGTAATTTTAAAAGGTGTGTATTTAGGTTCACATAAGTTTGTTACTGTAATTGTTTTAAGTAATGTAGAATCATCTGTATCGTAAACCTGTATTGTGCTACTATCAGCAGGAATAGTTACATACTGTATCTTTTGATTTGTATTGCCATTGTCTGTAATTTCTGTATCTACTGAATCTATTTTAACCTTTCCCACACCCTCTGCAAATATTGGTAGTTTTCCTGCGGTTGATTCGGGTAAATAAATATTATCTGCACTTATTAAAGCGTGTCTTGATAGTTCAGGATTAGTGCCATCTTCAAAATATCCATACCCATCTGTTGCTATAAAATTAAATGCTTCAGGGTTGCTATATGTATAAGGACTATCTGATTCATCGTAATAATAAACCACCGCCTTTACCCACCTTGTTTCAGAAACGTAGTCATCGTTAAATGATAATTCCAAATAATCTCTTACAAGTTCGCCTATTTCAAGCGTAATATTGTTATGAGTGTCTATTCTTGCTTTGTTTATTTCGTATTGTGGAACTGTAGGTTGATTACCTATTAACCCTTCCCAAATATACAAATCTACTTCTACTCTTTTAAGTGCCATATTATAATATTATTGCGTTGCCTGTTAAACACCCTGCTTGACAATTTGCTATCTCAACTGATAATACAATTCCTGCTGAATCTATTTGTACTGCATAGTAATCACCTACACCTACACCTGCTTGTTCTGTATTTGATGTTGCTACTGCGTAGTATAAACTTTTGCCATTAAAGGCATTACCACTTCTACATATTTGACTACCCATTAATCCTGTTATACTACTTGCTGTTGAAGTTATAGCAGTAGATGTTGAATACGTAGCATCACAAAAGTCACAAGGGTCTGATTTGCCAACAGATAAAAAGAAGTTATTACTACCACATATTGAAGTAGTAGCAGGTTGTATTAATTCTTTGTCACAATCTATTTCAGTTCCTGCATCTGCGTATCCACTCGGTATCTCTACTTGAAATGTTATGGTTCTTGTAGTGTTTGTTGTCACCGTACTTAACGGAGGGTTAGGAGGTGTAAAACTATTAACAGTAGCACCTAATGCTGCACTACCCAAAGATATACTACCATCCTTTGCAATCTTTTGTCCTGTGAGTGAAGCTAAATCACAATCAAATATTAATGGGTCAGTTCCTGCCTGTGAAAGTGTTTTAGGGCAATATATAGAATTACCTGAATTAGTGTAACCTGGAGGTACTAATAACTTAAAAAATAAATCTACAGGTTGTGAAGATGAACCTGTATTAGGAGAAACCTCTTCAGGACTTAACAATGCTCCACCATTTGTTAAAGATACGCCTTGTATGATTGCACTTGACTGTGGTCTTGTAATTGTACCATCTGCTGCTATTGAACCTCCGCTTAATGGACTTGGTGTACAGCTAAATGCTACTGCTGCATCTACTGTAACTGATATAGGTTGTACTGCCTCACAAGTAGTAGGATAACTTGCATCTCTACCTAAAGCATATATAGTAGTGCTTCCTCCTATTGCGTTTGATGTTATTGTAAGTGTGCTTCCACTTAAAGCAGTTGTTGTAAGTAATGGGTCATTGTTAGATACAGCGTAAGTTGTTTCTCCTGTAAAGTAACCACTCAAATCAATATCTACTGTATCTCCATCTATATCTATTGTTTGTGATGGTATAGAACCTGATGTTGTTACTGATGGTGTACAAGGTGCTGCAGTTCCTCCTGTTCCTGCTTGTATAGTAGTTAAACCACATACATAATACAAATCAGACGAATTAGAATAAAGTCCTGCAGGTATATTCAAGCTAAATAAAACCGTTCTTTCCGTATCATTTGTTTCTACTGCAAACTTGTTATTTGCAAAGTCAGGGTCTGTACTTGTATAAGAATATATAGAACCTCTGCTTGGAGTAGGAAGTGTAATCACACCTTGATTATCTATTGAAAATCCTGTAAGGTTTGCTACATTACAATCATAAAAAGGTAGCGGAACTGTTGGCTCATCTAAATGTAAATAAAACGGACTTCTTACGTTTATCTTTGTACTCATCTTAATATATCTTCTTTTATAGTATTTTCAATATCATTAGCAAATGCTATAACTAATTCATTAGGTAGTTTATTAAATGCTTGTTCAAATGGTTTAGTAAAAAATAAACTTGGTTTTAAACCTTTTTCATATATGCTTCTTGCTATTAAATATCCTATTGTGTTATAGTTACCTTTTTTAAATTTTCCTTTTTTATCACGTAATCTTATATTATTTTTCTTAGCCCAATCTGATAATGGTTTTACTGGAGGCATCTTTGATCTATATGAGAACGGTGTATTATATTTTGTTTTTGTACCACTTACACCTTTATCTTGAAACATACCGTAGTCCTCCATTTCAAAATATAAACGACCCTTGT